TCTCTTTTTCGGTTTTGGCGGTTTGCGGCGTTTCACGCTGACTTTTTCTTTTTCCCGTAATTAAGATCAAGCCAGTAAGCGCGTACCCCCGTATACGCCTCGCGGTCAGCAATGCGGAACTGATGGCGATCGCCGCTGCTGCGTGTGATGGCGAACGATGGCAACGGCTGGCCCTGTGCGTTCACGCCACCACCGGGCATGATGAATAACAGATTACCGCTTTTTACCGTGGTGATTGCGCCCAGCATTTCCGCCATGCGCGTAAGGAAGGACATGTCGCTTTCTTCGGTCTGGTCGGCGTGGTCGATTTCGATATCCATCAGCATTTCGCTGATTTGCGGTTTCAGACCATACCGATGAGCGATGGCGGATACCACACGCTCAACGGTCACATCATGCCAGGACACCTCACGTTTAACGTTAAATTCATCCCGAAAATCTGCGCTTCTGGCTGAAACAGTCAGCCTGTCCGGCGGTCCTTCGTGAGCGATTTCATCAACAATGTAAGTGCCTTTTTCTGTCAGCGGTTCTCCTTTCCAGCCAATGAGAACCGTCAGGCGCGCGCCCCGTGGCGGTAGCTGCAACTGACCATCCGCATCATCCAGCGTGATGGTGAGCTGGTCCGCTTCAAATCCCCGGTTGTCGGTCAGTGACAGGCTCATCAGGCGCTCTGCCACGCCTGACAGCGTTTTACCCTCCGCGAGAATATCAAAATCCGGCATTTTCACGGGGTCTGTGCCCTGACTGAGCAATTGCATGGTGGTGTCGGTCATCTGTTCCCTCCCTGTGCGGCATGGTCGCATGTGCGTGCGGAGGGGGTTACTGCTTTTTGTTGTCGCGGTGGCGGGAGAACGGCGCAGGGGTGAGATTACGCGCGTGCTGGGTGATGATTGTTGCCGAATCATTTAACGGATACAAGGGGCTGAAGCTATGAGTGAAACTCGTTTTCATGGTGCCCGTGTTACGGAAAGTACCGACCTGGTAACAGCGATTAATGATGTTGATTCCAGTGTTATCGGTATCGTGGCAACGGCGGATGATGCGGACGCGGAGCTGTTCCCGCTGAACAAGCCCACACTGCTGACCCGCGTCAATGACGTGCTGGGAAAATGCGGAACAACGGGGACGCTTTATCGTGCGCTTAAGGCCATCGCAGACCAGGTGAGCACAAAGGTGATCGTCGTTCGCGTGGCTGAACACAAAGAAGAAGACGGAAAAACGCAGGATCAACTGGTTATCGGTGGTTCTGAGGATGACGGCAGCTATACGGGGATGTATGCGCTGCTTGTTGCAGAGCAGGATGAAAGCATCGGATACCGTCCGCGTATTCTGGCCGCGCCGGAGCTGGACACGGAGGCGGTAACAAAATCCGTGTGCGTGATTGCAGGTAAACTGCGCGCGTTTGTGTATGCCTCCTGTCACGGCTGTAACACGATGGCTGAGGCGATTACCTACCGCCAGAAATTCAACGAACGTGAGGTGATGCTCTTATGGCCGGACTTCATCGCCTACAACCCGAAAAGTGGCAAAAACGAACGTTCCCCGCGCCTGCTTATGCGTGCGGCCTTCGTGCGTACATTGACCATTGAGCAGGGGTGGCACAAATCACTGTCCAACGTTCCGGTTAAAAATGTGCTGGGGATGTCGAGGCAAGTGTTCTGGTCGTTGCAGGCCGAAGACAGCGATGCCAACAGCCTCAACAACAAAGAAATCACGACCATTATTCGTCGCAACGGGTTCCGCTTCTGGGGCAACCGCACACCGGAAACGAACGCCTACATCTTTGAGGTGTATACCCGAACCGCACAGGTGCTGGCTGATTCAATTGCGGAAGCGCAGTTTGAAACCATCGACAGTCCACTGACGCCTGCGAACGTGAAGGATGTTATCAGTGCCATCAGGGCAAAACTGGATTCACTGGTTACTGCCGGGAAACTGATTGGCGCGGAGTGCTGGTATGACGTGGTGGATAACAGCACCACGGATTTACGTCAGGGGCGTGTGCGTATTCGCTACAAATATACGCCTGTTCCCCCGCTGGAAGACATGGAGCTTTACCAGACGTTTACTGATGAATTCTTTGGCCCCGCATTTGCGGTGCTGGGAGGTGCCTGATGGCTGTGCCAAAACATCTTCGCTTTTTTACGCTGTTTGTGGATGGTGAAAACGAAGTGGGTAAGGTGACGTCCGTCACTTTGCCTAAGCTGACGCGCAAAACCGACAGCTACCGGGGTGTGGCATGATGGGAGCGGTAAGTATTGATCTCGGCCTGGATGACTCCGCGCTTGATGCGAGCTTTGTCATGGGGGGCGCAGTTCGTGAGCTGTTCCTTAAGTATGGCGGCACGATTGACGGCACGCTGCTGCGTTTTGCGGGTGAATACTACACCGATGCAGAAAGCGATCTGTATGAAATCGAGATGCGCGGGCGTGTGACGGAAATTGATATGGGGGAAGCCAAACAGGGCGAAGCCACATCACACACTTACGCTGTCAAAAACACCTACTACAAGCTGAGCGTTAACGATCGCCCGCTGTGGGAAATCGACCTGTTGAACCACATCTACCGGAAGGACGGCAAGGACATTGTGCCCGATCGCATCCGTTCCGCGCTTGGGCTTGGCTGATAAGTAATATGCAGGCGACGCAGTGCGTCGCCTCTGACTGAAAGGAGTTTCCTGATGAAAGAGACGAAAAACATCGATACCGAAAACACGGTAGTTACTGACACTGTGAAAGAAACCAGTGAGCGTGGCGTAAAACTTACCCAACCCATTGAGCGAGGCGGCGAAAAAATCACGTATGTGGAGATCACCGGGGCTATTGAGCAGGCTGGATCTCTGCGAGATTTGTCGCTGTCTGATGTGCTGAATCTGAAAGCGGAATCCATGTTTACGCTGCTGTCACGCGTGACATCACCGCGACTGGATGAAGTGACGATCAAAAAAATGGCATCCCGTGACTTTATTCAGTTATGTGTGGTTGCCGTAAATTTTTTGAGCGGTGCGGACTCTGGCGGGAAGAACGAACAGGCGACGGAAGCCTGATCACGGTTGTGTGCTTTGAGCACATAGAAGACTTTGTGGCGGATATTGCCGCCATTTTTAACTGGTCGCCCGCCGAAATCTTCATGATGACGCCCGGCGAAGTGGTTAGCTGGCGTGAGCGGGCGGCACTTCGCAGCGGGAATGCAGACAATGAAGACTCTTGATATCCGGGTCGCTTTCAGCGCCGTTGACAGGCTGACCCGACCTGCCGAAAACGCCCGCCGCCTGATGGGGCAGTTTGGTGACTCCATCCAGCGAACGCAGGGGGCGATCAAAAATCTCGAGCGTCAGGCGCGATCATTTGAGCGCGCCCGCGACGCTGTCAGTAAAGCGGATGCTGGCGTCGTGAAAGCACGACGCCAGCTTAACGCCCTTAATCAGTTACAACGCACGGGTACAGTGCTCAGCGAAAAACAACAAAAGCTGATGCAGCAGTTAAGCACCCGGCTTGAACGCCTGAATGAATCGCGTACACGGGAAATTCAGAAAATGCGGGAGCTTGGCGGAGAGCTGAAACGCCACGGCATTTCCCTGACAGGCAGCGATAACACCATCCAGCAGGCCATCAGACGCACCGAACAGTACAACAACCAGCTTGAACGCGAACGGCAGGCGCTTGCGCGTGTAACGCGGGCGCGTGAGCGGTATTCGCGCGCGCAGGAAACCGCGGGAAAACTGAAAACAGGTGGTGCGCTGGCAATTGGTGCGGCAGCGGCTGGCGGCTATGCTGCCGGGCGTTTTTTGCAGCCTGCGATCGGGTTCGGGAAAGAGATGTCCCGCGTTCAGGCACTGACGCGAATCGACCAGAACAGCCCGCAGTTTAAGGCGCTGCGTGAGCAGGCGTTAAAACTTGGCTCTGAAACGCAGTTCACCGCAGGCGATGCCGCCAGTGGGCAGGCATTTCTTGCAATGGCTGGCTTCACACCGCAGGCCATTCAGGCTGCGCTTCCGGGCGTGCTGAGCATGGCAACGGCTGGCGGCATGGATCTCGGCGAGACGGCGGATATTGGCTCAAATATCCTGACGCAGTTCGGCCTTTCTGCTGACCAGATGGACCGGGTCGGTGACACACTCACCGCAGCGTTTACCCGTACCAACACTGACCTTCGCGCACTGGGCGAAACCATGAAATATGCAGGTCCGGTGGCGGGTAAGCTGGGAATATCGCTGGAGCAGGCCGCAGCGATGGCTGGCGTGCTGGCGAATATGGGCATCAGAGGGAGTGATGCCGGGACGGCAATGCGTGCCAGCCTGGCTCGTCTGGCATCACCGCCAAAGGCGGCGGCAGAAGCTCTGAAAGAGCTGGGCGTGTCCGTCTCGGATGCCGGGGGCAAAATGCGCCCGATGGAGGATGTGCTGGCCGACCTTTATAAAGCCACCCGCAAATACGGGGAAGTTGACCGGGTATCGTTCTTTAAGGACATTGCCGGAGAAGAGGCTTTCACATCGTTTATGGCGCTCGTTGATGCAGCGGGTGACGGTTCCTTACCCAAACTGAGAAAAGAACTTGAAGGCGCGCGCGGTGAGGCTGAACGCACAGCAAAGGTTATGGCCAACAACCTTGACGGCGATCTGAAATCACTCGGCAGTGCATGGGAAGGGTTGCGCATCCGCATTGCAGATCTGATTGACGGTCCGCTGCGTTCTGTCACGCAGTGGCTCGCGCGGGTGGTATCAAGGGTGACGGCGCTGGCGCAGGCCCATCCGGCACTGACGCGCCAGCTACTGATAGCAGGCGGTGCGTTGCTGGCAATGACTGCAACGGTTGGCTCGTTGTCGCTGGCTATTGGTGTGCTTGCTGGTCCGCTGGCAAAACTGCGTCTTGGTTTTTCTCTCCTGACCGGATCAATGAATGCTGTCAGGGTCCTGCCAGCACTATGGGGAATGGTGACGGGTTCCGTTTCTTTACTGGGAGGCGCTATCGGGGCGCTGTTCAGTCCGGTTGGTCTTATCGTGGCTGCGCTTGCCGGAGCTGCCGTTCTTATCTGGAAATACTGGGATCCCATCAGGGCATTTTTGCCGGGGTGTTCAGCGGGATTATGGAAAGGCTGACCCCGTTGCGCGAAACCTTTGAACGGTTTGGTCCTGTTTTTGACGCAATCGGAAGCGGGATCAGCCAGGTGTTTAACTGGTTTAAATCGCTGCTGTCACCGATGGAGTCCAGCAAGGAAACGCTGGATAAATGTACCAGTGCTGGCGAGATATTCGGTAACGTTCTTGGCGGTGCGTTACAGCTTGTTCTGACACCTGCAAAAATGCTACTGGATACGCTGGCGTGGATACTTGAAAAACTTGGCGTCCTTCCGGATGAAGCGGAAAAGGCGCGCAAGAAAATCGAAGACGCACAGCGTGCGGCCATTCTTCAGGACAAGGTTGCCTTGCTTCAGGGGGACCTTGCGAAAATCAATCCGCCGAAGCCTGTGGAAAATGGCAATGGCACCGGAGGTGATAAACCCAAAGACAACAAACCGCTCACAGACAGCAATACCGGGACGCTACGCAGACTCAGCAAAATTGCTGATAACACAGGTAAGCTGGTTGATGAGACGAAAAAACGCATTGGCCCCGGCGATATTGTCTTTAAGAACCTGCCCCGCGCACTTGCTGTTCGTGGGGAGTGGCAGGAGCGGAAGATTGCGCAGGTCAGTAAGCCTGCCCCCGCAATTAATATCACACCCGTGGTCCCGGCTCCGCTGCCTCCGGCGCTGGTCACTGTTGTTGCGGCCAGCTCCCGCCCGGTGGCGGAGGCTATACGATCTCCAGTGGCATCAGTTCCTGTAACTTCCCGTAACCGGGAGCCTGTTGCCTCCGAATTTGGTGGTGAAATTCATGTTCATCTGCATAACGTTGTTACGCAGAATCCCCGCGAACTGGCGAAACTGGTCGGTGAAATGGTCAGGGCAGAAATGGAACGGCGCGCCCGTGCCGGGCGTGGCAGTTTTTACGATAAAGATTGAGGAGTCATGGCCATGATGATGATCTACGGCATGTTTGTTTTTGAGCTGCGCACGCTGCCGCATCAGCAGTTACAGCAAAACAAAAGCTGGCGGCATGTGAAAAATGAACGCATTAACCGTTCAGCAAGCTGGCAGTATATCGGTGCAGGTGATGATCGCATCGTTCTTTCTGGTGTGCTTTATCCTGAAATTACAGGTGGCGAAGTGTCGCTGTCGCTGCTGACCACGCAGGCTTATACAGGACGACCCTGGCCTTTGATTGATGGCGTCGGGCAGATTTACGGCATGTATGTCCTGACTGGAACGAATACGACCCGTTCCGAGTTTGATCGCTACGGTAAGGCGAAAAAGATAGAATTTTCACTGACCCTTGAACGCTGTGATGAGGATTTGCGGGAGCGCCTGCAATCCTCATCGTTCAGTGATATGCTGTCCGGCTTCAAAGATAAGGTCACATCATCCCTTAACAGCGCGGCCAGCTCCGTTAAAGGGCTGTTTTGATTAACGCAAAACCGCTAATGGTCAGATTAGCGGTTTTCATTTTCCTGAGTCTGCCTGGTTGTTTCTTCAGCCTGTATATCGCCTACAGGGTGATAACGATAAATCGTCGATATGCCGATGTCGTAAATGATCGCCAGTTGTTTCCTGTCATGACCGTTTTTAATCAACCTCGCTATTTGCTCGTGTTGTTCTTTTGTCAACTTCGGGCGACGTCCGCCAATGCGTCCTTGTGCGCGTGCTGCTGCCAGCCCGGCCAGTGTACGCTCTACAATTAATTCACGTTCCATTTCGGCTAAAGCCCCCATGACGTGAAAAAAGAAACGCCCCATGGGTGTTGATGTGTCAATGCTGTCCGTCAGACTACGGAAATTAACACCTTTTTCCCGCAATTCCTCAATAAGCGTGATCAGGTGTTTCATACTTCTGCCCAGTCTGTCCAGCTTCCAGACAACCAGCGTATCTCCTTCTGATAGCGTTCTGATCAGTTTTTTCAATCCCGGTCTGGCTGATTTCGTTCCGCTGATTTTATCTTCAAAAATTAGTTCACATCCTGCGCACTCCAGCGCGTTACGCTGCAATTCTGTATTCTGGTCATTTGTTGATACGCGGACATAGCCAATAAGCATGATGGATCCCCTGAATAAAAACCGGGGATGATGCCAGTTAGCCGTAATCTCTGCATTTTCTTAAACGTTGGTTTGGGAGAAGGCTCTGCATTACCGGTTGGGGTGCCTGTTCCGTGGCCTTCAGCCACTCCGCCAACAGGCTGGCTGAAATGCAATGGTGCGGCTTTTTCTGCTGAAGAATACCCGGAACTGGCAAAGGCTTACCCGACCAATAAATTGCCTGATTTACGCGGTGAATTTATTCGTGGCTGGGATGACGGTCGCGGGATTGATACTGGTCGCGCTTTGCTTAATTGGCAGCCACACACAATTTTGGACCATGCACACTATATGGAATTATGGACAGGGGACGGACTCGCCGCAGGAAGTGCACGGGAAGGAGTAAACCCAGGAATACTGGCTACATACGGTGACGGGGGAATAGTTAAAACGGACGAACCCGGTCTTAATGTGCCTTCCTCACTACGAGCTATTAGCTCTCGTAGTGTTAAACGTTATGGTGAAATTAGTGAAAATGTAGGTACAGAAACTCGTCCTCGTAACATCGCTTTTAATTATATTGTAAGGGCCGCATGATGAATAAAGCTGTATTAAATAGCGAACTCATTGCCATAAAAGCGGGAGATATTACCGTTTATAATTATGATGGTGAAACGCGGGAATATATTTCTACATCAACTGAATATCTCGCTGTCGGCGTCGGTATCCCGGCATGTTCTTGTTTAGATGCACCAGTTACACATAAAGCTGGTTATGCAATCTGCCGTTCTGCAGATTTTAACTCATGGGAATATGTGCCAGACCATCGCGGTGAAATCATCTATAGCACCGAAACAGGAGAATCGAAAGAAATCACAGCTCCGGGTGATTATCCTGAAAATACAACCACTATCGCCCCGTTAACGCCATACGATGAATGGGATGGTGAGAAATGGGTGACAGATACTGAGGCACAGCATAGCGCCGCAGTAGGCGCGGCAGAAGCACAGCGTCAGTCACTGATTGATACTGCAATGGCTTCCATTAGTCTGATTCAACTGAAATTGCAGGCCGGGCGGAAGCTGATGCAGACAGAAAACCCCCGACTTAACGCTGTGCTGGATTACATTGACGCGGTGACGGCAACAGATACCAGCACAGCGCCGGACGTCATCTGGCCTGAACTGCCGGAGGCGTAGGCCATTCAATATCTGGCGCACCGGAAGTATCGACCAGTTCCAGTGCGTCCAGATAATCCAGCCACAAATTATATTGCGCCAGTTCCTCACCTTTCAGGCGACCAATCGCCGCTTTACCTGGCCATTGTCTGCTGTTCATGTGCTCGTTGGCTTCATTAATAAGTTTTCTTTTTTTCAAATCCGCCAATGCAATAAGGTTTTCTTTTGATAAAGGTGGTTGCTCTGTCAAAACCGGATATCCCTCCTGATTGCTGACTATTTTCATGCCATTATCCTGACCATCCAGTAGTAACAGCCATTCATCCGTGGTTATCTCAACAGCATCTGAAGGTGCTTTATTTAAATCGGTAAAAAAACCATTTTCTTTTTGTGAATAGAAGTATCTATCCATTTATTAATCTCCAAAAGCAATCCAGTAAGCAAAAGGATTTATTCCTTGCTCAGTCACAGATGACATCAGGGAAAATTGCGATGGTGAAACAGGTAACGCTGCAAAACTAACCATTGTTGACACACCTGACCGTGCATTATCGTACGATGCAACAACACAATAATTGGTATTGCTGAAAGATATCGGCAGGGTGATATTTACAGGTGAGCCTAATGGCCCTGATGCTGATATTCCCATTTGAATGATGGTTCCATCAGGCAATTTTCTCCAGCGATTAGAACTCGGATTTCTTTTCCAGGCTGACATATCCGGTATCTGATTTTCTCCTGTGCCCACATCCCTTTTCGCCGCTTCTCCCAAACCAAGGTAATCAAGAACTCCCTGAGTGCTGGTTTTACCAAGAATGGCACGTCCAACACTTGTCAACGCGGTTAACGCGGCACGATCTGCCCCTGTAAAATATGGGAGTTTATCTGCTGATGTAGCAAGCTCCGCCAGCGCCGTCAGGGTGGCATCCTTCGGTTGCTTACCCGCAAGCGCGTTAGTCATGGTGGTCGCAAAATTCGGGGTCATT